AAGCAACTGGAAGCCCTCTCGGAGAGATACGGAGTGGTGGTGAAGTGCAGAGAGAATTCTGGCATTCACCACCATCCACATCTCGCGTTGGAGAGGGAATTGGCTCTCAAGGCTTTGGCGAGACGATTTTCGGAGAATTCACTGGTGACGGCGGAGCACCCCATCTTAGATTGCTACGGCAATCAGAAGGAGATGGATAGGTTGAATTTCACCCATCATCATTCTTGCATGCCACAGATAACAGCGTCTGACGTTACGCGCTGGTCAGCTGTGTGCAACCGTGAGATGGCATGTATCCACCCACCTGAACAATGCCGATGCAAGGTGCCGTCGGTTTTGCTTTTCGTTCAATCCCTCCAGTACAACAGTATGGAAAATCTGGCAACGATGCTGTCGCGATGTGAAACCCACGTCGGCTACGCTATCGTCCATAAGTACAACGGTGTAGCTGGTTCCTTTTACAAGGACGAAATGACGTGGTTCAGGTCCGGTGCGACGGAAGTGACGTGCACTATGGATGGTGGCACTCAGGTCTACACGCATAACGCTTGTGATTGGCTGGGCAAAGACTATTACGTTGTAACGACGGATGGTCACCCGGTCATGATCCAGTCTAGCATGGTGTGGAATGAGGGTGCTACCTACGTATGGCAACTGTCGCTTGCCCCTGTTCCTGTAGGGCCCCCCCCTAGCAGGATCAGGCCTTGGACGCCCGCGGCTTCGACGGAAGGCAGCGGGATCTACGCCCTGCCCCAGACGTTCTCCGGGGCCGTTTCAGACGCACTCAACCTTGACATAGCCGTTGTCAAGAAATCGAGAGTGGCGGTGATCGGCCCCGTCGTGGTGTTTCTTTATTCCACACCACATGAGATCGTTTTGTCCAGGGACATCGTAGGAGAGCTAAGCAGGTTTTGTCTCGGTAAAGAGAGGAACCAAGCTCTGTACAAGAGTGTCTTGAACAAAGCCAACCAGCTGTATTTAGCTGTGCCAAATTTGCCCCCCAGTAGACTGTGCGACTGTGTGTTGTATTCAGCTTTGCTCGCATTCGATAGTCACACGACGACCGAGGCAACCGCGCTAATGGCAGCGCACTATGACCAGTCTTTGATGAGACAGGTTCATGGTGAGGCCATCTCCTTCAATCCAAGGAGGAGCGTGCAAGCTTCGACGGTTGGTGCGTGTGTTGCGAGTAGTGCCGTAGGTTACGGCATCAGTAAGGTAGCGCCCATTACGGTGGTGGCGGCTCCAACTGTGGCTCACAACATGATGGTAGTCAGTGCGGTCTTGGTGGGCACTCCAGTGGCAACTTTCAGCGTTCCACCTCTCGCTCTCTGCGGTATGGCATTTAGTATTGTCAGTACCTCGGTTTGGCTCATCTCGCTGTATGGGCCCATGAGACACGAGAGTAGGTTGGAGGAGGAATGGGCGCAGACCGAGCCCGGGCAGATTCCTCCTGACGTGAGAACTAAGTTGGAGTTCTCTTTCCAACCGCGATTTGGCGCTTCGACTAAAATCAAGCCCGCCCCCCCCCCGGTGAAGGGAACACGTTGACGACTGTTCCCGTGCCCGAATCTCTCCCCACAGCGAAGATGACGCTGGACGGGATTTCATTCGGGACGATTCCGACGTATTTTGAGAGCAATCAGGAAGCCATGGTGAGTGCGTTGAGTAACCGCATCACTAAGGAAGTTCCTAAGGCTGAAGATGCGTTGATGGAATTGTCCGTGGCCCATTTGAAGAAATCAGAAGACTATGAGAGGTACGTGGCTGCTACTAAGAGCCGTGTCATCTTGACTGTCGAGATGGTGGAAGCATGGGCAAAAGCACGGTACCCGGAAAAGAGGGCTGAAGTGTTGAAGGCCGCGTTCTTAGACTTGGAAGAACGCAACTTTTGCCTAAAGGGATACGAGAAGAAAGTAAAACCCTTTGTGAAAGTTGAAAAGCAAGTGGCAGGAGCAGTGAAGGAGAGTACAGGTGAACTCGGCCCTCATGATGTGAAAGCCCCGAGACCGATAATGCAGCATTCGGACGCTGTGTTGGTGTTGTGTAACCCAATCCTTAACGAGTTGAAGAGACGTCGTAAAGAAAAGCAATTGGAATATGGTTCCCTCGACCCAGAAGTGGTGAAAGGGGAACATTTGCCGATTAGCGGGGTTATGCCACTGGGTCTCAGTGGTGAAGCGGTAGGTGAATGGTTTAGGAGAGCGATCCACGAGGTCGGCGAAGACTGCATCGTAATTGAAGCGGACGGAGCTGCCTGGGACGGCCACATGCGTGGCGCGGCAATGAGGGCGGCTAGCGAGCTGTCTGTCGGATCCGCCAAAATCACACCGCCGGCTGCGCGTCAGTATCTGATGAGAAAGACAGGCATGGTGGCTAGTTCGGCCCTGGGAGTGAAGGTTAAAACGCGTGAACGCCAATTGGCGACAGGCGCCCCCGAAACAGGGGACTTCAACGGATGGGTCAACTTGTCAATTTCGTGTTACATTCTCGATACCGGTTGTTTGACGAACGACCCGCTCCTTGTGAATGGCAAGACTGCGCTGGGCAGGGACTACTTCGTGGCCGTGGCTGGCGACGACAATGCCCTCATTGTGCGGAGAAGCCATTACAATGCCTGTATGGCAAAAGTATGGGAACAAGATATCGGTTCCCGGCAACTTGTGGAGGTTGCCTGGCGCGCTGCCGGTAAGCGCCTAGGATTCGAGCTGACACTGAAGGTCACAACTGCAGTCGATTTTGAATTTTGTTCAAGGTTCTTTTACCCGGTGAGGAT